ATGAGATAATTTTTCCAGTTTGTGTAATTGTATGTTTTCACACTATTCTCCATATTTTTGTTGGTACCAGTCATAGGGCGTATCGATTGTAGAGTCAATATCATATACTATTTGTCTAGATTTAACATTAATAATCATTCGATTGGGACCTTCCATTAACTCGGCAGTCCTTGATGATTTTTTTATTGCAATTGGACCATCTTCATCATTTAGAGCAAACTCCGTAGAAATTTCGATATTTCTAAATTCTTTATATGGTGTCATTTTCCCCTCACTTATCTGTAAAGAAATCATGTTTTTCTGGGAAAGTATATTCATCAATCTCAGCGTTTTCTTTAGATTTGACTATGAGATTGTCGAAAAGGTGCCCGTCAATTCCAGTTTTAAGAATCGCTTTGCGAATCTCTAATTGCTGTCTTGGTGTCAAAATATCTGACTCATCGGAAAATAGACGATTGAGCAGGACTTTGTAATTTTGAACGGTGTAGTTTTTCATATAAAACATACTTTTCTCCTGTGTTGTTTGACTATGATTCCATTATATCTAATCTTGCCTGAATTGTCAAGCGTTTTTTTAGAAATAATTTTAGAGAATTTGACGCCCTTATGAATCACGAGAGCGTCAGCTATTTTTTTCGCTTGACTTTTCATTAGAAATACTTTCGATAAATGTTGAAGGTCGTAGCGTTTTCAACAGTACAAAAACCTGCCTCACGCTTCTCAATTTTAGATTTGCCACGATAACGAGCACGTGTTACGCCTCTCATGAATTTTAACAAACGCTTATGAAAACGATAGAAAATAGACAAAGGGAAAAATGCAGGTTCTTCACCATTTAGAATTTTCTCAATATATAATTCATCATAATGAGATTGAAATTTATCTTCGTATTCATCGCCGAACCCTGCGATTAGATTAGAAGCAATAGCGATATTGATTCTCTTTAAAAGATTAAATTCAGTCTTATTCAAAAAGTCAATATCATCAGCGCCAAATTTGAATCGATGGTCGACCTTTACAGCGCCGTACTTAGAATGAGTTAAAATTTTGTTGACCACGTTTTTCTCCTAAAATAGTCAAAATTAAAAAAACTTGAGAAAGTTCCAGAAGTCTTTCGACTAACAGTTAATTTCTAACTCTCTCAAACTATGGTTCCATTATACGGCAAATTGCCCGAAATGTCAAGCGTTTTTTACATACAATTTACAATCACCGCCTTCTGATAAATTACGTCCTGAGGAATAATTTTTCCAACAGTTTTTCCGCCTAACCATTTGTTGATATGTGCTGATGTAGTTTTAGAGTAAAACTTATCTGTCCGAAACTTGCCATTATGGTCCTCGCCTGCTACAGGCGTTTCGTATGAATACAGAAGCACCGTTCCGTACTTTTGTGCAATGTACATATTTGAAGCGATTTGTACTGCTCCGACTCGATTTGTTTTTAATTTTCTACGCATTTGAAACTCCATTTAATTGACTATGATTTTATTATATGACAAGATTGCCGAAATGTCAAGCGGAAAATTCATTCTTTTTCCGCCATTTCATTCGCCGCTATTTTGTAAATAGCATGAATATCTTCCCGTACTTCAGCGACCGCCTCCCATATTTTATTACGAGCACGAATCGAAATCGTATCTAATGCACGAGATGATTTTTCAAGTCCTGCACCTTCAAGGGCATTTAAACCATCTGTAAGGCGCCATTCGACCTGACGCTCCGCCTTTGCGGTAATATCGTCCAGGACCATATCAACATCAAGTATCACGTCCTTAACTTCTTTTTTTACTGTATCGAAATCACTCATCAAAACTCCTTTTTAATTGACTATGATTCTATTATGCAGGCAAAATGCCCAATTGTCAACAGCTTTTTTAATTTTTTTTCATGTCGCCAAAAAACAACACCCTCGCTTGACATTTCGCAAACGAGGGTGTAGGCTAAAAATGTAGTATAAAAACTACACTATTCTTTATTGTTGTCTTTTAACAACAGCGGGAGGGTGATTGGTCGCTCAATATAGTGTTTGATACGAAAGTATAATATTGCGATTGAGATAGCAAAAAATAGAAATGCTAGACCGCCTAAGATCCATACGATAGTGTAGTCAGCAATGTAGTGATAATTTTCCATATAATTCATTATTTCCACTCTGACCCACAACCGCCGGTCAAATCTGCTCTTCTGAGTTTTTTATTTGAAAAACGCTTCATAAATTTTTTCCACTTACGGCTGGTTGAAGCAACGATTTCTTTTGTCCATTTTTTATTACTTAGATTTCTTTTCATAATATCTCCTCTGAGGTTTGCCATTAAAGTCCACATATTCCACGCACTCAAACTCTTCCGCACTATTTTTTGTTGGACCTTGGTTCTCGCTCAACGTGGTTCTCGCTCCTGCTTTTTCTTGGTTCTCACTCTTCTTGGTTCTCACTTCTGCAAAGTTGTGGTTCTCGCTCTTGCTGGTTCTCACTTCTCGCTTTTTCTGGTTCTCGCTCATACTGTTTCTCATCATTGTTTGATACTGGTTCTCGCTAAACAGCGATACGTTTCTCATAAATTAATGACCACAAGGTCATCAACAACAATTTCTTTTTTTTCGTTTGTTTCTTCATTTAAAACAGTAGCTACATTATCTTTAACTCTTATGACCTCACCTCTAAATCGGGCGCCATCTTTATTGTAATCAACTAAACATCCCACTTCCATTTATTTTCCTCCTCTTTTATGTAAAAATAAAATTTGTTCTGACTTTTTTATTACTTTTTTATCATGTAATGGCAAATGAAATCCTGTATCACCGTTCCAATCTGCAAAAGCATCATCATAAAATTTTATATTGCAATCAAAAGGATTCTCTCTTTGTAACTCTGCAAGTTCATTCGCCCACCTCTGCCATGTATCGTCATCAATAATTGGATTATCTAATTTATAATACAAATAAGAATGAACCAACATTTGAGACCTACGTTGGCGTATGATTTCTTTAACTGTTCTTTTCATAAATTTTCTTTATATCTAACCAACAATTAAAAATTTCTGTTGCCTCAAACAACCCAATGCCATAAAAGTTTTTAATTACAGCAGGCGTTTTAACTATATGTATTTCACCAATTGAATCAATTTTATCACAAAATTCAAAAACTTCCCTAATAGTAGGATTTTTATTCATAACAAACTCCTTATTAACATACTACAATATTAACATAAGCTTACCGAATAGTCAAGCAGAATCTTTGTTGTAAAAATACAACTAGCCACCGACTCTCTGGAGCGACCCATTCACAAATTGGTATGTTTCTGTATACGGTTCAACTGGTAACGTCTCCTGAGCGCTCTCCTGCATTTCCCATTCGTCTTGTAAGTCACCAACGTGGTCGTATAGGTCTTGTAGATATTGTTCATTGCCATTTACCATTTTTCTGCCCTCTCATAGTTATCAAATAAATCATAATCTGAGACATCACCACGAATCTCTGGCACTTCTACTGCAAATTCCTCTTGTGATACATCATTATATTCCAGACCTTTATTGTAAGCGGTCCTACTCTTGCTTGCCTTCTGCCGTGTAGCGGCGCCTTCGGGTGTTTCGTGGTATTTTAATAATTTTTCTCGCCTAACGTCTTTATCTTTTTGTGTGTGTACTCGCACGTTAGCACAAGAGCGTGAACAATAAGTGCCCTTTTTCTGATGGTCTTTACCACAGCGAGGGCACTTTTTTGTAATCATTGTAGTGTGTATTTTTTCTCAAATTCACCTGTTGCCACATCAGCAATCAAATTTTTAAATTCATCATCAAAACCATTTGCTTTACTGTGCATCATGAGTCTAGCTAAAACGACACCCATAATTACTGTAACAGGTGCTTTTGTTGACATAGATTGTAATACATCATCAATCTCTGTAACTAAATTCTCTATTGGTAAATCAGGTTTTTTGCTCATCATCTTTGATTTCTTTTTCATATTTTTCGTCTTCATTTTTTAATTCTGTAAAGTAACTGTCAATCAAATCATTCTCTCCATCATAGTCGTGCCAACTAATATTTTTTGGCCATGATGTATCATCGGGCATGAGTTTCTCCTTAGTTTATTCTTATGTAATAGTCTCCTGTGAATTGATTAACTAAGCAAATAGCGAGGTCTTCTGCCTCTTCTTCCCATGGTTCATCTTTTCTCACTTGACCCTTCCATGTATTTAGTGAGTCATTGATTTCGTTTCTAACATATTGTTTGATATGTACCATCTCATGTGCGATAGTATCTAACAAATCTCTTTTTGTTTGTTTTGTCCGTAGACGAATACAAAAATGATGGTGTTCATTACGCCAGCACAAACCATGCACATTCATTTTATTTGAATATGTAAAGTCTATCAATATACTATCAGGCAATCTCAACTTATCACTAAAGAAAGAGATTGCCTCATAGTATTGTTTGCCTATGCCACGAATAATCATGGCACCATTTTACTTTATATTGTCTAAGAAGTCAAGCGCTGAAGCTTCCCATGTCCACTTCTTTGCCGAAAAATGTACTGAGTCTCTTGATAAATTAATTGTTTGTTGTAACTTATCTTCAAGTCTACCATGTAGGCCATATTTCTTATCAAAATGGATTAAACATCCATTTACGCCTTCTTCTATCACCTCCAAAGGCCCAGGCTCCGCATATGCGAGCACTGGTGTGCCACAAGCAATCGCCTCTAACAATACAATACCAAAAGTATCTGTTTTAGATGGAAATACAAAAGCATCCGCACTTGCAATCACTTTAGCGAGACTTGCACCTTGTAGTTTGCCCTTATACTCTACATAAGGGTATTTTTGTTTTAATTCTTTTAGATATGGCCCATCACCAACTAAGACCTTGTGTGGGTGAGGTAGTTTGCAAAACTCTTCTAAGTTTTTTTCTTTTGTAACCCTTGATACACAAACAATATATGGCCTGTGTAATACCTTTCTAAACTTAGGGTTAAAGATAAGTTGATTTACACCTCGTGTCCATACTTTCATATTCTTAAAACCCTTTTCTTTGAGTTTGTCTATCATGCCTTGTGTTGGTGTCATTACACATTTTGATTTCTTATGAAACCAACGAAAATATGGATAAAACAATTTTGTTGGTAGTTTTGTCCATGTGCTTAAATATTCTGGAATTCTTGTATGATATGAGGTGGTGTATTGAATACCTTCTTTATCTAAAAGGCGTTTAGCATACAGGCCAAGTGGGCCTTCAGTTGCGATATGTATTTTATCACCAAAGTATGCTCTGCCCAATATATAATTTCTGTAAATCTCTGGGTTCCAGATAAACTCCATACCTTTATAGAATGGCAGTCTAAACATTTTCCAGTAGTTGGTTGGTGAGCCATTTGCAAAGCACAACCATTTCGGGTGATAAACTGTTACTTTGTGTCCGTACTTTTCTATTTCACTAATTACATTATCATAAGTTCTTACGACACCGTTGACTTGCGGTGCCCAAGCATCTGTGATTATGAGTATATTCATTTTGCTATTATCTTTAGAGCTCTTATCTGCTCTAAAGCCTCCCTGTGATTGGTTACATTTACAGGATAGCATTGAACTGATTTACCATAAAGACTTGCGATACTCTCGCAATGTTCTTTAGTTTTCATTATATCAATTACTGAGTGTGGTTCGCCTGATAGTAAAACTATACAGGCCCACATGATAGAGTTCATATCGCCGTTTTGAACAGTATCTTATCTACTTCGCAACCTCGATTATCTGGTTCTACCAGATATTCCATTGAATTGTTATCACATCTGTATACACAAAAGCGTATGTATTTGCCCTCGCTATAATCTCTATGAACACCAACAAGCCGGCACTTTGCGTATGCGTTCATTTGTGGTAAGTTTGTTTTTGATATACAGGTAAGATATTGAGTGTAGGTTAATTCTAAACCATTACACCTTTCGGATGCGTGAAGATACCCGTAGCGTGTTTGCAATACTAGTACTAAGAAGAAAAATAATACTAGCATAGCGCCTACGAGTAGTAGTGCTGTTCTTAAAAATTTTTTTAGGTAGTCCAACGTCTATCCTTTCATTTGCCATCGTGATTACTATTCTATCACGTTTTATTTCTTTAGTGAGGCAAATGTTTTTTTGTTCTGTCTTTCTAAACTTGAATCTAAGACCTCTAATGCCCTTGACGAGGTTCTAGCTCCGCCTAATGATAGGGCGAGTATTAGTGATATGATTATGAGTAAAGTCATTTTTAGTTTCTCCAAATATTTTCCATATTTAGGTTTTATATTTCGTGTCTTATAGCTGGGTCGAGATTGAAAACATAATTTAAAAAGATACAGGCCAAATCTTCATTATCGTAGTGTCGAATAATGGTTTGGCCTGTGATTGATGAGGTGATAACTAACAGTATGTTACTGTCATTGAAGCAAGAGAATTTTATAGACCAGTTGTCTCTTGTAACTGGCTTCCAAAATCTGGTGTTACTTGCTACTTGTAAAAACCTTTTCGATAGAATTTTTCTCGACAAACTCTTTTGCACTTTCTGTTAAATAGTTTACTGTTTCAACATATTTATCTTGAAAGCTATGTGTCTCCTTTACAGAAGCTGTCTTAATTGCCTTAGCTGTGTTATTGAATATTGCTAAGTTAAAATCTATCATTTTTACTATTGAATCTGTTACAGTCATTTAAGTCTCCTTGTAATTACACAATAAATCCAAAAATACTTGCTATACTTGCCCACCATGCGGCCCAGTAAAATGCAATATATTTAAATAGTGTTTTAGGGCCCCTACTACCTTTTCTTGTGCCCAAATTCCACGGAAGTATTAATCTTCTTCCAACATTGTTTGCAAATTTATTTACTTTATTCAAAATAATTCCTTTCAAATGTTTATTTATAATAATTATACTGCATTGCACAATATAAATGGGGCAAATGTGAAATATTTACCTAGTTTTTTTCATCTTTATTGGATAGATAGCTTTGCTCCGTTTCAGATAAAAACCTTAGATTCTTTTTAGATACCTTAACCATCAACCAATCATTATAATAATCATCTCTTTCTAATACTTTGGCTATCATTTGTTCTTTAAGTTCAAGGTAAGCACAATCACTTCTGTTTACGCATAAATGCAGGACTTCTCTTATAAAGTTTTCTTCACCAAGTCTTTTTACATCTGCAATCAACTTATCATTTGACCCCCAATACGTTGGCCAATCTGATGGTTTTCTGGTCTTCTTTCTTTTACCTTTTACTTGGCGATACCCTGCCTTGGTAAAAAATTTTTTGCCAATATATCTTTTCTTCTCTTTGAGATTGTGTATACAATAAACAAATCCATAATATTTTTCGGCGTCATCTTCTGTAAGGTCACGCCCATTCCATTGCCAAGTCATTCTTCTTCTATATCGTCCTCTTCATATTGTAGATAAGAGGAACAAAATGGACAATATGTAGGATCTGATTCTGTCCCTCTTATACCAAACTCTATTGTGAATTTTGAATCGCACTCATCACACTCATAATCTAACAACTTCATTTATGCGGCCTTGCCCCATACATCATCCCATTTACCTTTAAGAGCACCCTTTGCATAATCGGTCGCACGATTCTCAAAAAAGTTTGTGTGTGTTGGTGCATTAATCATCTCTTCAACCCATGGTAATGGATTTCTTTTCACTTTGTAATGACCTTTGAGACCTAAACTAATTAATCTGCGGTCGCAAATGTATCGTATATACTTCTTTACATCATCAGCTGTAAGATCCTCCATTGGCCCCATTTTAAATGCAAGGTCAATAAACTTATCTTCCAGTTCCACCATTCTTCTCGCTATGTGATAAATTTTAGATTTCAATTCATCATTCCAGATTTCACGGTTCTCTTGTATATAACTCTTGAATAGTTTTATCATACCTTCTGTGTGTTGTGTTTCATCTACAATTGACCATGTGATAATCTGACCCATGCCTGCCATTTTACCATGTCTTGGAAAGTTTAACAACATTATGAATGATGAAAACAACTGCATACCCTCTGTAAAGGCAGAAAACACGGCGATGTGAGTCGCCGTGGATTCTTTTGTGCCATTCTTTGATGATATGTCCAGAATATAATCATGTTTATTCTGCATCTCCTCGTAGTCTGCAAACTCTGAATAGGTTGATTCAGGCATACCAAGTGTTTCTATAAGATGAGAATAGGCGGCGATATGTAATGCTTCACGAGCTGCAAAACCAGATAACATCATTCTTACCTCTGGTTGTGGAAAATATGGTAAATAATTCTTAACATATCCACCTGCAACGTCTATATCACCTTGTGTAAAGAATCTAAAAATGTGTGTGAGAAATTGTTTCTCGTCATTAGACAATTTATGTTTCCAATCTTTAACATCTTCAGCCATAGGTACTTCTGTGTGCAACCAATGTGATTGCTCATGTTTCAACCAAGCATCATATGCCCAAGGATACATAAAGGGCTTGAAGTAATTTCTTTCTTCTCTTAACATTTAAGACTCCTAGATTTTTTTTATGTTTTATATTCTGCGGCTTCTTCTGACCCAGATGTAGCACTACCTTCTGTGTAAGAATGTTTACCAGTTCCTGCTAGAGCACCACCTTTTACAATAGTGTATTCGCTTCGTTGCTCTTCACCATCAAATAATTTTTCAAGTATCTCTCTAACACCAGCGGCATATCGTGCCTGTGCTGATAGAGATGTCCCTGATGTGTGAGGTGTCATGCCATGATGTGGCATGC